TCATGCCCGTTATGTTGGATAAGTTGAAAATCTGAGCGTAAGGTAAAGAAAATTAATACCCCCGGGGTAAATGATTTGATAGAAATATTATGGGAACAAAAATATTATAATTTTCGTATTTTATGGCTATGGCAAAAGACAAAATATTACCAAAAAATCCTTGCGAAAAATTAGTAAAATAAGTACAATTTTGCTGGAAGCCCTGGAAGCCCTGGAAGCCCTGGAAGCCCTGGAAGCCCTGGAAGCCCTGGAAGCCCTGGAAGCCCTGGAAGCCCTGGAAGCCCTGGAAGCCCATGTAATGCCTATAGCATATCACGGACATAAGTAGAGCGCAAGCAATAAAATATGGCTATGGCGCACCAGAACGAACGTAAACGGATTTAGACGTTGTAACTATTATAATTATCGAACCGAACTTGAAATCTGAATATGGGCTAAATATGAGCTTGTTAACGCGAAAAAAGTCCTCGTATCTGCTACGGCATCGGGCTGAATACCTGGCAAACTGAGAACTAGCGGCGGACTACGTATGTGGCTACTCATGGCTGTGGCTCCTCTCATTTTATTGATTTTGCCAGCAGGAAATACGCCTCCCGTCCGTGTCCCGTCCCACGGCTGATAGGGTGGTGTATAGCCTGCATGCTGGGTGCTATCGCGCAACCGTTAAGCGCCGGATTACGTCACCGGGGCGATACAGGGTTTACAGTGGCCGGCTTGATGCGGAGTGTAGACGGGTACAGCTCTGTAACAAGTACTTGCTCCCACGTGGGGAAAACCCGCTCGCAGGCGTTGCACCTGCTGGACGGCGTGGAACCGCGGCGGAAATACAGAAAACCCGGATTGCTCCAGGTCTGTATTAATTAAAATATGGCGGCAAAAAACTGTTCAGGCGTATATTCTTCCAGCGTTTCGCCGTCGTGGTAGCCGTCTGGAGTTGCAATGATTTTGATAACGTCGGCAGCGTGGTAATCCCTAAAAAAATAATCATTAAAGTTGCAAGGAAGGAAAGCTTTTTTATATTGGTTTATGACAGATTGTGCTTTTTTGCAGGAGAAACGCTCAAAATTAATTGTTACGTCATTTTTTACGACTTTCAAAATACAGTTTTGCTGTTTCATACTTTTCTTTCTGCCCTTCTCCCTGGGCGCGAGGAAGTAAAAAGCCGCCCGGAAATCGAATCCGAGGGAATCCTGACGACCTGAATTATACGGTTGCTTGTGTCTGCTGCCTGCGGGCGTGCTCCGCCTGCCAGAATGCCTCTATCGCGTCAGATACGCGTTTTTCGTGCTCTTCTAGGCAGGCATCGTCAAACACGGTTAAAACCCTAAACCAGAATCCCGCCCCATAGCTATAGCACTTGCAATCAAGACTTTTTTTGCGGCTCATATAGCTCTCAAAGGCCGTCATTTTGTGGCTGGCATCTGGATCGAGGTAAAAATCAAATGTGACTATTAGCCCGGAAACATTAAATCCATCGTTAAAATAATCAGGGTTGCCCCATTTCGCAGGGCGGTATGTAATGCCGTTATCAGTCAACCATTTTTCAATCTGTTTCATCTTTTTTTCTCCTTTTGGTAATCCGTTAGATAGGGATTTTGAATATAGCATATTTCCATGCACTGACTTCTGCACATAATCCCCTTGTACGAGCATTGAAGGCAATCTTCGCTTTCTGATTCTTGCCGGTCTAATATTGCATCTTCCCAATCTCTCATTTTGTACTTTCTCCCCTATCTCCATGGGGGCCGGGATATAAAAACCGCCGTCTGTATTGGTCCAGCTGGCATTCTCTGCGGCGGTTATTTAAATAATTCCAAAAAACCCGTATAATTTGCAACTGGCAATTTACAACCCCGTTTTTTTGCGCCGTCTGGTGTGATAAAATGAAAACCGAATAAATCGGGGGCGGTTGATATGCCATAAAATCCGGCAATTTTTAAAATATCGCTGTATTCGATATTTTCCATCGTGATATTCTCAATTAATCCAACAACAATACTTTTTTCTGTTTCAGCAATTGTAGAAAAACGTCCGTTTAAATTCATTTTGTCCCTTTCTCGCCTACCATCATCAGCGCAGGGCGGCGGTTCCCTGCGGACGCTCCAGCGGTGGGAGCGTTTCGGTTAGTATTCGGATGGAAAAAGCACGGTTACAACATCGTAATCCTGCTTAATCCAGATTTTAACGCCATCAGGCGCAGTGTATGCGCTTAAAGCATAGAGCGGATCGCTTGTATTGGCGGCGGCGTCCTCTTCGGAAATATCGCCCCAATCGCCAGAAAAGTGGCGGTTGAGTGAATTGTTAATAAATCTTTCAAAACCAGTGTTTTTATGCACCTTTTTCGCTATTGCGGCGGTTGCTGTCACTCTAATTTGCATTATATGTACCTCTCTTTCTCTTTTTTGTGAAAAGGCAGCCGGGGCGATGCTCCCCGGTTCGCTAGCCTGCCTGTTATGCTGCTTTCTTCCCAGTCAGAATTTCGGACGGGTCAAAACGGAAAATAAAAGCTTTCCGGAATTTAGAATAGTATCCACCGCGCTCCTGCATAGCTTTGTTTTCGGCAGCGTATGCGGCGCGGTCAAGTGTTTCATTAATCCGCACAAGCCACAATTCGGAACCGTCCCGGGTGTCCTCGCCCTTGGTTATTTTGTAAGTATATGCGGACTTTTCGGTGATTTCCTGCGGCATTTCTGGCGTTGCCTGTGCAGCCTTTTTTGTTTTTTGCGGTGCTGTTCTCTGTTTTTTGATTCTGGCGGTTTTGGGGACTATTTTTAAATCAACAGGCTTACAGCCAAAATAATAAAAATCGACGTGAAAATAATCTATTTGACCGTCACAGTCTGAAAAATTGTAGGAATTAACAAAACAGTTTACGTCATCTATTATTTTGGCGGTTACTTCATTATAAATTTTGTAACAATCACTTTTATTCCAAGCGGCTTGAATGGCTTCATCAAGTTCCCAATCGTACCATGAGTCTTTATGAAATAGATTATTATAGCGCAAACTACGCAGCATATCGGTTCTTTCATCCTCTGTGAGTTCGGAGGGGGATTTTTTATAGATGTCCGCCGGGGCTTCCTTCAGCGCCACATGCAATTCCTGGCACATGGAAGCGTAGGAGGTGCGCACGCTAAATTTGTAGGTTGGGTATTTCTCCTTGACATATGCCCGGACAATCTGCGCGACCTCTTTCAAACTGCGGTTCCAATCATGATTTTTTCCTTCCCAACCGCATTCAGTGTAGAACTGGCTTCGGGTGCTGTCTGCGGTCTCCGTGGTTTGGTTCAGCGGCTCTGCGGCGTTGTGGTGGTCTTTCCAGATTGGGAAAAGCGCGTCATACTCGCAGTTGATTTCTTTCATGATTTCGACGTCGCCGCCGGCGTCCGGGTGATTCTTACGGGCCAGGGCCTTAAACTGATTCTTCAAGTCCTCTAAACTGGTTACGTTCTTAAAATATTTTGTCATGGTATTTTCTCCTCTCGCTCTGGCGGTTACTGTTCACGGTCCCGACCGGCGCGGAGCGCGTCCGGGGCGTTACTTCTTCGCCTGTTTTAGATGTTTTCCTCCGCTCTGCGACTTCCTCCGGGGTTGCGACCGGATACCCGCATTAGAGGGGCGGCAGTGCCGCCTATTGTATTATGGCTGTTTCTTCTTCGTTGGCCGGCTCCGTGTGTCCGTCCGGGTACTCGCGGTATATAACGTCGTTTTCCTTGACTACAAAATAATCAAGTTCTCCCGTTGCTTTGTCTACTACGGCTATGTCTTTCATGAGTTCCTTCTTTCTCCGGCGGCAGTTCCGCCAGTTCAAATTTTTATCATATCAATGACTGTAAATATTTCCGAAACATTCTGTGTAACCGTGAAGCCTTCTTCTATGTTCTGGATTCCCAGAGCCTTTGCGATTTTGTTTTTGACTTCTTCCCTGTCGGCTTCCGTCTTTTCTTTGTACGCCTGCCATGCTTCTTCCCGCACATAACAAGAGCGGTCGTTCCATGTGTCTGAATCTAGCCATTCATTCATGGCATCTGGGTTCAGCCGGATTACGGTGGTATGAATTAGTAGGCCACAATCCTCGAACTGTCCCTGTGCTATTACTTCGACTTTAAATTTTCCTTCTAACATGGTTTTCCCTTTCTGCCCTCGTGACCTCCGAGGCGGGCGTTGTTATTTCTGCATCTTCCAAACTCTGTAATAAGCGGCATCCATTAAAGCATATCCGCCACAAACCTTGATGACTTTTTCTGTTCCGTTAAAAAATGGATTAGTCGCTCTTTCTTTTTGCGCCTGATATCTGGTTTCAAATATTGTCATGTTTCCATCTCCTCTCGGTGTTTTCTGTTGTTTTGTTATGTCTATATGATACACAAAGATGTACTTTTGCGCAATTGTTAAAATACACAAAGATGTATTATTGAAATATACAAAATACACAAAGATGTACCAAAAGATTGTGTTTGACAATTAGTACACAAAGATGTATAATAAATCATATAAGTTAGGAGGTTGTAGGAAATGCCAGAGCGGAAAAATACCTATGAGGGTAAAATATCATATGATGGATTGTGGAAAACCCTTGAAAGGCGAGGATTAAAAAAGCAGGATTTGAAAGGAAATATATTTAATTTGTCCCCGACACTGGTTAATAGATTGGTAAAAAATGAGAATGTCGCAGTTGATACTATAATGTATTTATGCGACAAATTAGGGTGCCAGCCTTGCGACATCTTAGAGTACAAAAAATAGTACATAAAAACACAAAGATGTACTTGATTATTGATACACAAAAATGTATAATTGAGGTATCAATAAGAGAGGAGATGCCGGAATGCGGATAGAGTACAAAAAGAAAGCCGTGAAATATATTAATTCGGCATATAGCCAAACAAAGAAGCGGCTAAAAGAAGCGATTGAAAAATTGCCATTTGGAGATATTAAAAGGCTAACAGGACTTGAAAATGAATATCGTTTGCGGGTTGGAGATTTAAGGGTTTTATTTACGGTTGAAAATGATATTATAACAGTAAATGATATAAGACCAAGAGGACAGGCATATAAAAGACTATAGGAGGTGTAGGATATGAGCAGAGAGACGATAAAATGTTTAGTTGACATGATACCGGAAAAAGACATTGAAACGATTTACAAGGTTTTAATCCGGTTTGTGCCGGAAGATGAGCCGACACTGGATGAAATACAGGCGATAGCAGAAGCAAAAGCAGATACATCGCCGACAATACCGCATGAGGCCATAAACTGGGATTAGATTAGAGCCGCTTGTAAAGGTGGCTTTTTCTCCTGTCTGGAGGTGGTGGAATGATACCAAGAATTAAAGAGGTAAAGCCATTAGACAACTATATGTTGTTGGTAGTTTTTGACGATGGGAAAACGGTTTTATATGATGTCAAAGAGGATATAGAGACAATACCGCAATATGGAGATTTAAAGGATATTTATGGCCTATTTAAGCAAGCACAAATGGACCAGAGTCGGACTTGTGTATACTGGACAGATGATATAGATTTACCCAGTGACACAATTTATGAGTATGGAGTAGAGCAATAATTATCTTGACAGTTTTATATTTTTCTGCTAATGTAAAGCCAGATAATAATTTATATAGCGTGTATGTGTGCTAGTGTCTCGGATGCCTTGACCACACATATAGACCGCCGGCCAGGAGCGGCGCGGCGATGTATAACCAGCCCATGGGGCCTTGACGTTATAGACAGATGTGGAAATCTGTTTATGCGTTGGGGCCTTTTTTATTTGCCTTAACCGTGATATTATTCCGGATGCATCGGACCGCCAGGAGCTGGCCGTGGAATCTCAGCAGACGGATGCACTATGTTCCCACCCATAGTTAAAACAGGTACAGAGCAGTGGGATATATATATTATATAGCTCCCATATATAGGGATAAAAGGTTATATATAGACCAGAAAAGGAGATATACAGATATGGCTAATAAAGATAATAATTACACCATAGACAGTTTTGTTATAGAGCTGGAGACAGATGATAAAGAGCAATCAGAAAGAGAGTATATAGAGTTTATTACTGCTACTATCATGACTATCTGTAATGACTTTATATCTCGTCATCCCAATATTAACCTATGCTCATCCCAAGGTTTAACAGAGCTGTTAAAAGATGTAAGACGTAAATATAAAGCTGATATTGATAATATTAAGGAGTTGAATATACTCTGGGATATCTATACTGTTATCTGCTGTACTTGTAGGATTAAACCTACTCTTATGAGATTCTGTATTATGATTGGTATTCATCCTGATACCATGAATAGCTGGGATAGGGGCGAATATAGCGGCAGAGTAGCCTCTGGACACTCCGAATCGGCGCAAAAATGGAAAGCTGAATGTGAGTCAAGCTTGTATGATGAGGTCATCCAGACCGGCAACATTGGTTGCATGTTTGCCCTAAAAGCCAACTATGGATACCGTGATAATATTCAGATTATCCAGACCGATGGGAGGTCAGATAGGCCAGAATTCAGCCGGGACGAGATACTGACCAGGGTAAAAGCAACGGAATCTCTGCCTGGCTCCGTCGATGAGTTGCCAGATTAATACTATGAGTTATCTGATAATTCAATGGATTTGCACGGAGGAGAGCATGGATTATAAGCGATTGTACTAATCACACAATATATCACCATCTTCTTTATGCAGGATTCCATGTAAACTATTCGTGAAATCTGTATTTAGCGAATAGTTGAAACGATTAGGGATGGAAGGCACCCCTGAAATAGCAATATGCATAGTTTTTGAACTGGAATTTGTGCAGTATTTCAGCCAATCAACCGTCATATGCAAATGGGGCGGGAGGGGGTCTGTAGGAAGCCGCTGGCGGCGCCAGTTAGTCCCTTTAATTCCGAAAAAAATAAAAAGGCCTTCCGGCTAGGAGGATACCTAAAAAGGTTTTCTTGAAAGGACAGTGCTATGAGGATATTCAATAAAAAGATATTGTTTGCGAAGCGAAAGAGATTTACGTTTCTAATCTCGATAGCAGACTTTTCTTCACAGGAGTGTTATGAAGTATATTTCCAGTTTTCGTTGGAAGACCCATGGTGGTTCCCAAAGTATGAACCTGAATTTGGGGATAGCAAAGCACCACTGTATGGTTGGTTGTGTTTCTATTTCGGGCGTAGAAGCATTGGTGTTCTGGTTCCGAGTAATGCGATGGAGGAGTCAAAGGCTAAAAAGCCAATTTATGATTGTAACGGTCGCCTCTGGCATCTTTATGCATTCCCTGATTCTGGAATGGCTAAGGATTTTCGGAAAATATCAAAAAAGTATAGGAGAACCATTTCGGTAGAATGCAAAGATGGAAAATGCACAATCGTAAACACTATCAGTAGAAAACGGATTTTCGTTTTTTGAATATCAGGAGGGAAGGGAGCGTACCATGGACAAAAAACGGAAATATACAATCTATGCGGTTGATTTCGATGGGACATTATGTGAGAGTGTATATCCTGGAATCGGTGCTCCGAACCTGGTGCTTATTGAGCATTTGAAGAAACGCCGGAGGCAGGGAAATAAAGTCATTCTCTGGACTTGCCGTGAGGGAGAGCGGCTTCTCAAAGCTGTAGACTGGTGCTGGGAACATGGACTGGTATTCGATGCGGTAAACGAGAATCTGCCAGAGATGATTGAGTGGCATGGGAATGACTGCCGGAAGATTTTTGCAGATGTGTATATCGACGATAAATCGGTAAATAAGCCGAAATATTATGTGCCATATAGGGAGGAAAAAATGTCATGATTGAAGCTGGAAAAGAAGTTACTTGGACAAGCCAGGCCCAGGGCAGCGGCAAGAAAAAACGGGAAAGGTTATAGCAATTGTATCAGCAAAAAAGGATACAGATTTGCTTCTTCCGCATGACGTAAAACCAAGTCATGTCAAATATGATAGGCATATCAGTATCCACGAACGTGTTCTGGTTGCAGTCCCGGCGGGCAAGAGCGGGCAGATTACCCATTATTACTGTCCGAGAAAGTCTGTTCTAGAAGCACAGGGCAATTAAGCTATTAGGAGGAAGAAATGCGGGAGGAAGAAAAAGTAAGAATACTTGCTGAATGGTATGGGTATGAGCCACAGAGTCGTCAGTGTATAGAAGAAATGGCAGAACTTACGCAGGCCATTAATAAGCTTTGGAGAAAACAGAATTATGGAGGAAATAGTAAAGAGATCGCCCAGGCACATGCAAATGTTTTGGAAGAGATTTCAGATGTGCTTATTATGATATGGCAGATGAAAGAGCTGTTAGGAATCGGAGAAGGGGAACTTTCCCAGATTATCAATCAAAAGTTAGATAGGCAGTTAGAACGGATTTATTCTAAGAACTATGTTTCGTCGGGAGGTGAGGGCGATGTGCGGAAATTGTAAATACCACAAGCGCATTGATGGTGAGTGGGTATGCGATAACGAGGAAAGCGAGAACTACGGTCTGGAAACCGAGTATTATGACGGTTGTGTTGATGAAGTGAGGAAGGACGAGTGACTGATATGAAATGGGGAGAAATTGCCAAGAGGGTAAGCGTTGCAATGGCCGTTTCCGTTGGAATCTATATTACCAAGTCACCATGGTGCTTGTGGGCTTTCTTTATACCAGCAATGCGCTAAGGGGGAGCTTATGAATATAAAAGAATTTGCACAGCAGCTTAATGGCAAGGAATATGGATATCCGATGTTTACAGAAAAAGAGATTCAGACAGCGAAGGATAACGGCTGGGTCATCGTTTCCGGCGCGTCAGATGACTTGATGGAGTTTGAGGGTGCATTACGAGACGAGGGCGACTGTTTTGACGGTGGGAAGGTGTACTTCTCTAAGTCTGGTGTTTATAACGGAGAGGATGATAAAGCAGATTTCCAAAATTGCATTGAAGCGGTATGGTGCGACAAGGCGTCCAAGGATGAGGACGGAAATGTTATCCCATGGACGTACAAGACTGACATTCCACATGAGACATTCATGGTGTACGAGGATGGAGAGCCGTATTGCCGGGGAATTGTGTTTTCAATGGATGATTTGAAATAGGGGGTGCTAAGATGTCATGCGCATTTATTGATAAGGACAGAATAAAGCTCACGGTTAATTCAAACTTACAGGAATCAATCGTGACGGTTCGGGATGAGCTTCTGAAACAGGGAGATTTGTACGATGGTTTCGTAGCCAGTATTGGAAGTTCATTAAGAGAAAGTGGCACGTATGGGCCAGACATAGAAGATATGTCAAGACGAGTTTTGAACCGGATTATCGGATTGGAGGATGACCATGGAAGTAATTGAGTCGATTGTGACCTGCGGAGATATTATTATAGCGGCAATCACGGGATGGTTCCTGTGGAAGAATGTTAGGGATGTTGCTTCTTTGATTGGATTTTCTGCGATGATATTTCTCTTTCTGGCAAGTGCCGGATTGATTTTGTGGAGGTGGCCGTAAAATGTACATATACATGACAGAAGAACAGAAAAAAGTAATCATTGAAACAAGAAATATGATGGTTATTGATTTCAAGAGAATTTTGAACAAGATAAAATTATCGTTTGAAGAATTGTTGGAGACAGTCAGGAATTGTGTCGGATGTTTGGACAAATTCTGGAAAAATCTCTGGAAGCTTCAGGCGAAAGAGAAGTATACCATAGTTCGTAGATTGAACAGGTGCGGATTTAATGAAAAAGAAATTAATGTGATGGTGTTCGGAGCATATCATTGTCGGAATAATTGTTAATCTGTTAAGAACGGGAGGCAAATCAAAATGAAAAATTGGAAAACATGTGCCGTTGTGGTAGTAGGAATTATCTTTTTTGCGCTGATGTGCGTATTCGGTGTCCAGGGAAGCAGGAATAAGGCAATAGGACTGGAGGAAGCTATTGAAACCTCAATGTCAGATATCAAGGTACAAGAGAAACGCAGAATCGACCTGCTTCCGAATCTCGTAGATTGCGTGAAACAGTATGACAAACATGAAGCAGAGACGCTACAGGCCATCGTGGACGGAAGAGGAAGTACCGGAGATATCGAGAATGTGACTACTGCAATCACAGCGGTAGCAGAAGCGTATCCAGAACTGAAAAGTAATGAGAATTACAAGCAATTTATGACGGAACTGGCTACCACGGAAAATATGATTGCCCAGTATCGTGAGAGCTATAATAAGCAGGTAGGTACATATAACCGGTATGTAAAAGGATTTCCGGCCAGACAGTTTTTGTCTTGGACTGGCTATGAGGTACTGGATTATCAGAGATTGGACTATCAGGCCCCAGTTGATGCGCCTACGAATTTATTTGGTGAATGATTATGAAAAAGTCGTGGTGGTTAGGACGTTTTGAGATAACAATGCATGAGATTCTGGTCAGCATTACCATTATTGCAGTGATGATGATTCTTGGATTCGTGTTTTCTGGAAATATTGAAGAGAATCAGATGGACAAGAACGCAGAGTATTACAAGGCAGCGAAGATAACCGAGTCTGAAATGTTTCAGTATGGAATGGATACGGGCATTGGAAATGCTTTTGTGTATGGCTCATTGGAGCCTATGGATTCGGTCACATACCCAGAAATAGGCGGCCAGTACATGTTTGTGGAAAAGGTGGAAGAACACTATAATCGCTATGAGGAAGAAGTTACAAAGAAGGATTCAAATGGTAAGGAGTATAAGGAAAAAGAAGTATATTACCGATGGGACATTGAAGATAGAGAATCCCAGAATGCTAAAGAGATAAAATTTTCCGGAGTGGCATTTCCATATGGGAAAATTAATTTGCCGAGGCCTGAATACATAGAAACTATCTCTGGTGGTAAAGTGTGGAGTTGGAGTTCTGGCGAATACGTAAAAGTCAGGTTTAAATATTATGGTTGCCAAGGACCATACATTGGTACTGTTTATAGCGACCTTAGGGACAACACAATAGCGAATAGCTCGCCTTTCTATGATGGGCAGACGATTGATGAAACTGTTGATTCCTTGACTTCTAATGTCGGTGTTTGGATATTCTGGATATTTTGGATTATTCTGACTTGCGGTGTAGTGATAGGGTTCTTTTATTTGGATAACAGATGGTTGGAGGATTGAATGATTTTCACCTATTTTGGAATTATCCTGTTCATTACATACGAATGGGTTCAATTCATATCAAAAAGACCTGCAAAGCAGGCAATACGACCGAATCAAGCCGGTAAGCACGGGATTCCTTACCCTTGTGAGCGGTCGAGGCATCCAGAGTAGCTATTGCCCATGGTGCAACTAGATAATGCGGATAATAATGTGGAATCCCAAGAAACATTATCTCGTGAATCGGGGCCAAAGGTAGCGTTGAAATGCGGTAGTTGCTGAAAAGCCGCATAACATTACCATATCTGGTAAAACATCCGGTTGGCATAATTCCGACCGGATTGAAGGGAGATGGCTCAGTGGTAGAGTGCGGAGAAGCCGACGAAACACTCCGAAGTCACAGGTTCGATTCCTGTTCTCCCTATTCCGCATACTTGTGCTGAATATGCGGATTTGATTTTTTTCATACTTGACCTCTACCTCATAGCCAATAGGCTGTTAAGGCGGCTTACGACCGCCGTGAGGTTTTACAGCCTGGGAAGGATACACAAGAGAACTGGGCGTTGCAATCCGTCTGGAACGGTAAACGCAGGGGAGTATCCATGCCAATGAGTGGTTATCATTGGTATTTGTAGTAGCTGTCATAGCTCAAATGGTAGAGCAATCGCCCTGTAAGCGATAGGTTGTCGGTTCGAATCCGGTTGATAGCTTGGAACGTTTTTACCATGCAGTATATGGTCAGGCTGCTTCCTGTTTGAGGCAGTCGGATAATAGTTGGCAGACGTGTCACCTGTATGGGAGTTCCAAGACATGGCAGCAGGTTAAGCCATATAAACCGGCCTTGGCAAGCATGAGCTAACTGCTGCAGGAGAGATAGGTAGGCTTTCCAATCTTCCAAATGCTACGGCCCCCGTATAAGCCGTAGAAAAACTTATCAGCATTTACTCAGTCACCAAATTTGGCTAGTGTACGGGAACGCCGATGCGGACGGATTTGAGTTGCTGATAACATTCTGGAGTACATAATCGGCGCCAAAGCGTGTCTGGGGAGTTTCAAGGAATGTGTTTTCCCATCTACCATGATGGAGAAAAAGTAGCGGAACCGTGAGAGCGGTTCTAGTAAAAACCTTGCTAAGATTTTCCCTAAAACACCAGTGGCAATTTTGCATGTGAACCGATAAGGCAAGGGGAAAAGCCTGCGGGTGAGAAGAAATTGTCCGTCCAGTTTTGCGAGGTAGCTGGATAAAAGAGTTGCCGGTGAAAGGCTGCAAACCGGATAGTGTAAAGCATATGCACGATAAAGATGTTGCTAACGGGCGCATGCCCGTTGAGGGAAGATATACCGTAATTGGTAGCGGGCCAGACTGTAAATCTGGTACCTTCGGGTTCTGCTGGTTCAAATCCAGTTCTTCCCATGAGAGATGTGTTGACCTTTTCTTGTTTGCAAACGACTCTGCGATAAACGGTAGCGAAACAAGGTTTCCCATTGATTCCAGAAAATGGAGTTTACAACGGAAGTTAATAAAACTTCGTCCTTGTACGGAACAAGGGGGATTTATACTGGGAAGTAAGCTAATCTGGTGAAAGCGCCTGCCTGAAGAGCAGGAGAGATAGGGTCGGAACCTATACTTCCCATTCGTATGACGATACGAGTTCTGCATATGTGGTTCAAATCCACTCGCTTTTGTAATAGAAATGGTGTGAGCGCAACCAGAGTAAATTTCAAAAGTAAGGCGTTGGGGTAAGCACAGTTCGATTCTGTTATGCAGGATTTTGCTATTTGTAGCCAAATAGTGAAAGGTTCACATGCTCTCCAAAGAGGGGAAAGAGCGAATGTCTGATAAACATTGTCCGTTCTTTGGGGCTATACAGGGGCGGATTAGCCTGGAAAGTTGGTCAAGTGGTAAGACACTTGGGGAAGCAGAATAATCGGAGACATAGGTTCGATTCTTATACTCCCCATGTTGCCGGGTCGCTCCCGGCTGATGTGAGAGTATGCACAACGCCTCACAAAGAATGATAATGCCCGCTGAAAACTACCGGAGCATATTAGTGCACGAGTATGCTTGCGAAACCAGAGGAACTGGATAGTAGACGGTGTGATAATCTAAGTGGGCCGTGCTAAGGACCGCTAGCTCAGTTGGTTAGAGCACGGAGCTCATAACTCCGCGGTGCACGGTACAAATCCGTGAGCGTCAATTTTTAGGAGGTGTTTGCATGCCTATTACATATAAAAATAGTAGGGCAGTAGGAAATACAGGAGAAGCAATTGCACTAGCTGAATTTGTTAAAATAGGGCTATGTGTATTTATGCCATTTGGTCAAAATACACCAATAGATTTGATGGTTTTTTCAAAAGATAGATTTTGGAAGATCCAAGTAAAAACAACTCAGAAGGTAAAGAACGGAGTGATGTATTTTGATATGTGTAGGACTAACGGTTTTACATTTGAAAAGACACCATATACTGACAAGGATACAGATTACTTCTTTTTGTATTGTATAGAGAACGGATATAAAGGATTGATAAGCATAAAAGATGTTTTAAATGCGACTGAATTGAGTTTGCGGATTGAAAATCCGAAAAATAATCAAAGAAAGAAAATTAGATTTGCACATGAATATATATTCAATGAAAAAATAAAAGAGATATCATGAACATTTATGGGCTATCGCCAAGTGGTAAGGCACAGGACTTTGACTCCTGCATTCGTTGGTTCAAATCCAACTAGCCCAGTTTTGCACATTGAGAATTGAATATTGATGGTTGATGATATATAATTATCTTACTAAAGGGAGGTATACTATGGCGGCAGAAGATTGGTTTGATGGTATGTTTACCGAAGTGCTGGGTGAGATAATTAAAAAGGAACAAGAGAATGGGACATCTGATGAAATGATATTAAAGATTTTACAAGAGAAGCCCTTGGCTCAATTATATTCTCGGACTGCGGATGGTGCTTCAGATGCATTTCTTGAATCAATGGAAGAAATTATGTATGAAAAAGTTTTTGAAAATAGGGCATTAGATGGAGAGTTTATGGCGAAGCAAGAGCAAAAATGGGGTCGAGTTTTTGTGGCAGCTGAAGCCATGTATTTATATGTCCTTGAATCAGTGGAAAGTTATGTCGAGTTTCTTAATGAAAATTTTGGTAGTGAAATTAGCTTTATATATCATGCATTAAGAAATATACATGCACGTTCTATGCAAGTATTCTTGGAAATTTTAACACTGAATAAAAACGGATTTGCAGATGGGGCATATGCAAGATGGCGTTCATTATATGAATTGAGCATAACAGCGTCGTATATCAAAAAATATGGAGAGGATGTTGCCAAGGCATTTCTTGAATCTGCTAATACAAATGACAGATATGAATGGGCGAGAAAGGCAGAATGTTTAAGAGAATCCAAAAAGCGGTATATAACATTTTCTGATATCCAAAAGAATTCTGGATTAGAAACAACAGAGTGGAAAAGGGAGTATGACTTTGTCAATCAATTAGTTCATGCATCTCCACAAGGCACAATGTTCAGACTAGGAGAGCGAACAGGAAAGGTTACCCCAGTTGGAAAAACGGATTGGGGAATGTCTATTTCTACTATTCATGCTGCAATTTCCTTGTCCCAGATTACGGTAGACTTTTTTACCATTTTTCACCACGGAGATAGCCTTATAGCCGCTATGACTTTACACAAATGGGTTGAAAAGATTTCAGAGTATTGTGATGAAGTTGAGAGAAATTGCTTTAGTGATGATGACTATTTTGAGTATATTTAAAATGTTTACCAACCATCAATATCCGGTGGTTGGTTTTTTGTTGCATAAAATCAGGAGAAGTAATCATGGAAGATAAGTATGCCTTTGTTTGCGAAAATAGAAAATGTAAAAAGGAATATAAGGACGATGAATCTGAATGGCTTGATGATGATGAAAACGAAGAAGGAGAACATCTATGGCTTGTTTATGCAACATGCCCCTATTGCGGAAAAGTAAATTATTACGAGATATGGGATGATTTTTCAAAAAATGGAGAATGAGTTAAAAGAGTATTAGAAGAGAGGGAGGAGAAGTAGAGAATATGTTTGATATTGAAAAAGCCCGGAATCAGGGCATGGATGAGCGAACAATTAAAATTCTTCAGGATATCAATGAGAATAACCAGAAAGAAGAATCCTGTCGGCGGCATGAGTTTGAGCATGAGAAAATAAATGGGCTGCCCAAGTATCATTGTACGAACTGTGGTTGTGTGGCGGACGTTTCTTTCGTGAAAGGATATATGAGGGGATTGGAACATGGAAATCAAAGGTATTGAAAAAGATATGATGTTTATGAAAGCTTTAAAAGAACAATTAGATTCTGAGGGAGTTGAAGTGATTGTTCTTGAAGCCCCTTTTTACAATTATGGAATATCTGTAATATTGGATTTCTCAAAAAGAGATAGGGAAAAAGATAAGCAGTTTTCTGAAATGCAGGCACATATTGACTGCCTAAAAACCGAATTACGAGAAGTACAATGCCACTCTGATAAATTGAAGCAGGAATTGGCGATGAAAGATGAAAGCAAAATGTTTGATACTCTTATGGAAAATTCTTCTGGTGAGGCGAAAGAACTTCTTTCCAGACATCTGTATGAATCCCTGTGTTGTGTTGAAATGAATCGAGAGGAAATGAAGTTAGAACTTCCATCCGCTCCTATAGACGTTGCAGCCATGCTTATTAGAGAAACAGTAAGATTGAAAACAAGTCCTATCAAAAAGATGTTTAATCCTAATATGCCAGAAGAATATGAGACAGATAAATACTCTCCCAAAGATTTGAAGGAGATTGCAGAGCATTTGCTGGCCTATTGTAACAATAAAGAGAATGGGGATTGAGGTATGATTATGGACGGATTTCAATTAATGTTGCAAAATTATTGTTCCTATTGCCCAGATTTCGAGCCGGAAGTTGATAAAGTGGATTGCACCATATTAGGTGATTCGGTTCCGAAGACAATGAACAATATCCGGTGCCAGAATGAGTGCAGGTGTGTTAATATTGCAGAGAATATGAAAGGTCGTGTGTAATGCCACCAAAAGACTACAGAGAAACAAAAGTCTGTTTTATGACAGATAATGGTATAGTGCTACCTCCTATGGACGAAATTCTGGAGTTAAATCTTGATTCAGAACTAATTGAGGAAGAAGTTCATAAAATGCTTGATTCATTGCGCGAACCAGTCGAGTTGAGCCTTTCTTTCGATATGCCGGTTTTGCCAGGAGAATTAATCCTTGTTTGGTGTGGAGTATGTACCTGGGAGCAGATACAGCAAAACAATTGGAGGCGGCTTCATGGCTTTCCTATGAAGCGAAATAAGCATGGAAGATATGTGTAAATATTGTTCTGGTTGGAATGATTATCGAGGAAGATGTGAAGCACCATTCTGGTGTCCAGACAAAGAGAGGGAGAACAGGGGTTATGATAACCGAGGAAATGATACCGAGGATTGAGCAGGCGTTTGGATTCCCATTGTATGACTGGCAGAAAGATTATCTACTTGGAAATCCTTGCAATTTTCCATCTGAGTATCAGCGGAATGTAGGGAAGACATTTATCTATTGTGTTAAGATTCTACTATCTGATGGTGAGCCGATACCGTATAAGAGGTTGGAATTTGCGAAGTTTGCAGACTTCCCCAAATGGGGATTGGGGCCAAGGTATTCTTTGTGGTTTGCGGATTATATGAAGGAAATCAACGATAAACTGGTGGAAGCAGGATTTGAAACGAGGGTTGTGAGATGAAACACGTTAATGAATTTTATACATGTGACCGTTGTGGAAAGAAAATAAAGGAGGTCCCAGAAAATACATTTAGAAGAATAGTATTTCCAGGTGTCATCCATAGGGTAATCGATACAAGGATTAAAACATTTTCAACAGAACCTATGGTTATGAATCAAGAATCAGAAATACAAAAAATTAATGAGCATTTGCTGGTAGAATCGCTTAAATTAACTTATTGTTATAATTCTAAGGAAGGTGATTACCATTTGTGCCCGGATTGTAGAAAAGCATTTGAACTTTTTATGACGAATGAATTATGAGTAATGGTGAATTACATATCAGGCTTGGAAATGCACGAAGTACGGAGTTAGTGGGAGGATGGAATAAATGATAAGAAAATTCAACAAAGGGGATATAGTGCTGTGCACTAAGTTTAGCATTGAAAATATGATTCAGATAGATGCTTCTGGTTTAAAATCAATTCCATATGTTGACGATAGGTTTTTTAACCGGAGAGCATATATTAGTAAAACCTTTAAAGAGTACATGGATAAAGCGTTAGGGGTATCCCATGACGAGAGAGATGAATATGAAATCACGTTTTTGGATGATGGTAATTCTTTGGCGTGGGTGTCTGCAAATAATTTGGTTCTGATTTTAAAGGCAGAAGAGAAACATATGAGATGAGGTGAAAAAGGGAATGGATTTTTCAAAAGCAATGAATCCGCCCGAAGATGGATTTGACGGGCAGGCGGATATAAAGGTTGACGGCACTGGGAAGAAGTGGGTATACTGTCCTTGGTGCCATAAAAAGCATTTTCCGGTAAATGACGGGGCAAAGGTTCAGGGATTGCAGTACCAATGCCGGAATAGTAATTGCAAAAAGACGTTTGTTGTAAATGAGGGGTAATACATATGGTATTTGATATGTTCAACGAACCGTTACAGGTCAATGACAGAGTGCGTTTTATAATTGACCATGATAGCTATGAAGGAGTGATAAATTTCATTTCTCCCAATGGCTTATTAAGGGTAAATTCATTAGTGGGAGAGTACCGGAGAAAGCCAAATAATGTGATAAAGATTAAGCAATGAAATATGGTTAGAGCCGAGAGCCAAAGAGCCGAGAGCCGATAAACGAAATGTTTACGGAGGGAGGCTCTTTTTCTATGGATTTCCAGGAACACAGGGAAATAATTAAAAAACTGAAGCGGCAACTGACAGAGCCGCCGTCATACGATATGCTCAGTGTTCTTCTGAGTGAACTCCAATATACGATGGAAGATAATCCGGAGCTTCCGGTTGACGACCGGGATTTCGTGATGACATATTCCGGATACATAAAAAAATGGGCTACAACAATGTATGTAGAGACCATCGAGCAGCGCTGGGATGATTTATACTGGAGAACCATGCTGTTTGAGGCCCCATATCTGTTTGAATCATACCTGATTTATATGGAGAAGGACAGAAATCCTGGAAAACGCTTTTACCTTCCTCGTCGTAAGACGCTTAAAGTGGTGGTAGATGACCTTCAAGACTTAGAGGATAGAAAACTTGATTTCTATGGTTTATCAATGCCAAGTCGTGTGGGTAAGAGCACGATATGTATTTTCTTTTTGTCATGGGTCGCTGGTAAGCGTCCAAATAGTCACAGTGCAATGGGCGGTCACTCTGGAAAATTGGCGAAGGGATTTTATAGTGAGTTATTGAATCTTATAAATACTCGCGAATACAATTTTTCAGAGATTTTCCCAGATTCGCCATTACAGAAGACCAGTGCAGAAGATTTTGAAATCAATCTGGATGAGCCTGACCGTTTTGCCACTATTACGTGCCGTGGAATTGATGGGACATGGACGGGAGCTGTTGATGTATCAGCAGATGGATATTTATATGTCGATGACCTTATCCGCGACCGTGAGCATTCTCTAAATCCTATCCGTATGGAAAATACCTATCAGGAATACCTCAACAAAATGGTTGACCGTAAGAATGATGGTGCCAGGGAACTGATGGTGGGAACCCGGTGGAATATTATAGATCCCTTGGGGAAAATAGAAAAAGAAAATGCTTATAATCCACGGTATAGATTCCGAAAGATACCGGCACTCAATGAAAAAGGCGAGTCAAACTTCCAGTATGAGGTTAAAGGTTTTTCAACGCAATATTATAAAGACATGGAAGAACGTCTTGATAAAAATGAGTGGGAGGCGAAATTCCAACAAAAGCCATTTGTTCGCGAAGGCTTATTGTTTCCAGAAGATGAATTGCGATTTTTCTTCGGCATTCTTCCGGCCAGTGGATTTATTCGTGTTGTTACGGCCTGTGATGTGGCCTGGGGTGGCGGAGATAGCCTTTCAATGCCGATTGGTTTTGAGTATGAGAATGGAGATGTTTATATTCCGGATTGGGTGTTTAATAAGGGAATAAAGGAAGTAACGATTCCAATTGTTGAGGGGAAAATTATTGGTAATAAAATTCAACAGATTAATTTTGAAGCAAATAATGGTGGCGATATGTATGCGAAGTATGTAGATGATGACTTAATCCGACAAGGCTATAAGTGCTCTATTACATCAACTAAAGCGCCTGGGAAAATGACGAAGATGACAAAAATCATACAATATTCGGGCGATATTAAACGCCGCTTTATCTTTCTGGCTCCTAACAGATTGATTAAGGATGCAGCGAAGAATGATCCACCAGGAATCCATCGTTATATGAGAAACCAGGAATATGATGAAGCCATGGATGAATTAACAAAATTTGTTCAGATTGGAGATAATGAGCATGATGATTCACCCGATAGCCTTAGCCAGTTGGAAAGATTTTTGGAGGGTGGTTTTACGGCAGAAGTAAAACCGATGCCACGACCATTTTAGAAGGAGGACGAGTATTATGATTGTGACGAGAGAGTACCTGGCAAATTATCCATATATTCGAGATGTGATTGCTAAGGATGAAAAAAAATTGCAAAGATACAAAGATAATCCGCCAGAAACCTTATATGGGAAGGTATATGGTTCTAATCCATGCTTTCCTTTTCAGCGGCGAGGCTTTACTGTTTCAGGCCCATGTGGAACTAATAGCAGGCAATGGAAAGAAAGAATACATGATTTAGAGTTAAAGATTGCTCAGGAAAAAAGATTCTTTGAACAATTGATGGTGGAGATTGATGAGTTGATTTTATCGATTGAAAATCCAAGAGATAAGATGGTATTTGAATATCTATATCATGATGGAATGAAACAAAAGGATGTAGCTAAGAAGTTACATATTGACCAGAGCTTGGTTTCGCTGACTGTGAGCAAATATGTATCTTAAAAAAGTAGCAATTTAGCATTAAAAACAGGTGCTGCTAATATAAACTCTGATTGGGCCACGGGTTCTGCAAATTATTATGCTATAGGAAAACAATGTGTAGTAAATGCTCTTATCACTTTGAAGC